CGGTGAGCCCCGTGACATGGTCGTCGTTGCAAACCAATCCCGAGGCTGGACTTTGGGTGAAGAATGGTTCGGCTCCCGACCCTGACTTTGCTCTGAAGATCAAGCCTGCACTCGCTCAGAAGCGCTATCGATTCATGAAGAACGCTGGTTATGCTGAGCTTGCCTCTGAAGGCACTCTCCCTGCCTCTCAGCTCCGTCGCATGGCGATAGCCGCAAAGCTGCGCATGAAGACGCTTGTTTACTCTGCGAAGAGAAACACCAAAGCCTCAGCGGCTTTTGTCCTTGGCACCCAGGCCCACCTTACAGTGGAGACCAGGAAGACCAACAGTGCACAAGATTCTTACTACTTGGCAACAGGACAACAAGATTCTGGTTTCATTACCGGTCTCGCTGAGGGCCATCTCTCTACGAGCTCTCCCGCCATTGTTCCCAGTGTCGTTGATGAGTTCGGTCAACCCGTCGAACTTGAGAAGAACGACGATCTAACCCGCTATGGGCTTGATTGTACTGCCGGAAATCATATCTTCAGTCTTACTGTTGATCGTGCTGGCAAGTACAGAATAAATCTCAAGGACTCCGCAGGAGTCCTGGTTAGTTCCGCGTCATTGGATACTACTTTGACCGGAGCAACTGCCTTCTCAATCACTCTTCTTGCCGTGGCCGCTGGCAGACTGTTTCCGGAAATCATTTCAAATTCCGGAAACGTCTCGCTTCAAGAGCTCCACTGGCAAGCCCCAATTCCTGACAATGAGGATGATTGGTATCAGATTCCTACTCCGGATGCTGACACCATCCTTAAAGTCACCAACGGCTTGCGCTGTACCGCGCAGAGCTTGTTGGCCACGTTTTTGGGTGCTCACCTTCACGATCAGGGAGCTGGGTGTATTGCCCTGCTTCCTGCCGATTACTTCCAGAAGTATACCGTCGATGATCTCACGATGAAAAATCTTCAGGAAATTGGCACTCAGAAGTACGATGGTCGTGCTTCTGAAGGCTTCAATGCTTTCATGCCACCTTACGGGGCTGTACAGAGTATCTTCCAGCAGGAGGATGCCAACCCGTACGATGATGTGAACATTGCCGCTCCGCGCATCGCTCTCGTCCTGAAGGGACTCGAGCCTGATACGGCTATCCGTCTCAAGATGTGCTGTCACCTCGAGGGTCCGTCGACTTCCCAGTTGTTTTCGAACCGACCTCGTGGTGGAGACCCCGCCGCGTATGCTTTCTGTACGCAGGCTTTGTCGAACGTCAACCCGTGTTCGGCAAACTTCATTCACATGATGATTGTCTCTGCGTGTCTTGCCGCGTGGGAAATTGCCATTAACGTTGCTCCTGCTATTGAAGCAGTCTGCAAGTTTGGAACCGTTTTCGCGTCGTCATTCCGCACTGCTTTTCTGTCCTCCAAATCCAAGAAGGAACGAAAAGAAAAAGAGTAAACGTGGGGGTTTTCACTTTTTCCCTCCACAATGTTTCTCTCTCCTTACAGGTTCTCTTTTGCCTGAGTTTATCTTTTCCTCAGATCTCTCTCTAACTTATCTAGTCTATC